CCTTATACTGCACCCAAGGGTACTTCGACTTGAGCCCCTGCCACGTGTGCCCGAACGCAATCCTCTTGTGATAGTAGGGCGGCAACTCCCTCAGTGGCTCCGGTGCAGTGAACGGCTTGCCCGCCCTGAGCCAATTCCTATGGTCGCGTATCGACCCAAAGGCGAGACAGCCACCCTGCACACCACGTGAGATGAACTTCGCCCAGTCCCCCGCGTGCTCCTTCACAAGGTTGGCACTCGCACAGTGGAAGTACTCCACCCTCCCGATGCACGGAAACCCGACAAGTGGATTGACCCTACTCATAGTCCCTCCTGTCAAACCCCCTCCCCTTCGCACGCCAAGACAGATACTCCGCCAAGCTCTCGAAGGCGAGGAAACCCCCATCCACCACTGCAACCCTCTCCGCCCACGGAGCCCGCTTCTTTGCAGTCACATAGCCCTTGACGGGAATGAACTCCTTTCGCGGATTGTCCCTGAGCGCAAGCATATGCCCACACATGGGACAATAGGTTATCGGAACTTCCCGAATCATCGGCTCCCCTTCCTTCACGGACACCACAACCCGCAACGCCCGCGCCGCGCTGTCCAAGTACACGGACACACCCGCATACCTGTACATAGGCTTCTCATTCATCCTGTCCAGACAAAGATCACACGCCATAACAAACCCTCCTGTACTTAACTCTATGTATATTATATGCCTTACTCGCGTATATTGCGAGTGTTTTATTATAGCCCTCGTTTACTAGTAACTTTCACGTAATTCGTTATAAGACATCCGCTTAGGGGTGTTTTGCTAATTTTCAGTGGTTTTTGAGAAAAAAGGTGTTAACACTGTGAATAGTCTGTTAAGCAAAAACCTCGTAGGCTGCACAGAATGCACACGTAAAACACACAAAATGCACAGCGTAAGTCTTTGCGTCGCTTGACGATAGATGGGTGTTTGTAATCGCTGTGCGTAGTGTGCAGCCTACCAAAAGAGGTTTTTGGGGTGCACCCTTTCTGAAAAATTAGGTATGAAGTCCCACTGTGCACAGCGATTACATCCAGTCCTGTAACTCCTTGCTGGGTATACAAATACAGTGTGCATTTTGTGTGTTCTGAGTGTGCACTCTGTGCACCAAACAAGGGTTTTGCTTCCTACTCTTTACACACTGTTAATAGGACTCTTTCACTAGGGTATACCTTTTCCCTGTGCTGGTAGCTATATTTCACTGGTTTTTGCTCCTCGTAACTTTTCATCACAATTCCAACCCGATTCACACCCGCCCATTCGCCAATATTTACTTTTTCGAGAGCTTCAAAAAGCCCGAGATATTGTCTTGGGTAAAATAGGGCCCATAGGCGATTGTCAACAGTCCCACGGCCCGCTTTCTTGTATTGCGTGGTACGTCACCTCGTCGATGACCGTGCAGCCTGTCACGTCCTCGTTGGTGTACTCATAGGCGGTCTGCATATTGCAGGCACGTCTCAGGTCGAGGGGCCCTACGCACTCGGTCTGTCACTTCAAGATAGTAGTCCATGTCATTCTCCTTGTAGATTGCCACCAGACGCACGTGGTGGCTCGTCACCGCGTTGTTCGTCATATGCCGTGTCATTTGCCCATCGAGCGCATCTCGTCGATTGCCGAGACGACATCGAGGTAACTGCCCTCCCGTGCGATGGACATCGAGTCGGAGAGCTCGTCGCCCCAGTAGCCCACACGTTTGAGGTGGTAGGCGAGGCGTCGCATGACGTTGCGTCTGTCCTGCCATGAGAGCTCCCGTATGAAGAGGCCCGAGCAGCGTTGCATTTCCTGTCGTTCGCGTCGTGATCTCATTGTCTATACTCCTTTGTAGTAGTATTGCACGACCCACGTCGATGGTTCCGCAGGTCGTGCCATGGGTATGTTACTTTGTCGCCTCGTACGGTACCGGAATCTCGTCCTTCGGCTCGTGGACGAACCCCATGATGATCACGTTGAGCAGTCCCGCCTCGAGGGTGAGGATATGGTGGCCGTCGTTGCGTACGGTCTTGTATGCGGTCACATCCTCCTTGACCATCTGGAGGAACTCCACGTCCACGGGTACCCTGCCGTCCAGCAGTAGCTTGGCGATGCCAATGCCCGCGGATATCTTGTTGTACTTCGTGCCCCCGCCTCCGAGTTGGTAGTCACCGATGAGCTCCCTGTCCTCGGGTATGACGCGCTTCCAGTCGGGGTGGTTGTCCAGTCCGCCCTCCTTGTAGAGCATCACCCCCTTCTTGATGTCGATGATGCCGTCGGTTACGTTCTCGGGCAGGTCGAAATAGGATAGCGGCGCCCATGCCATCACCCTCCCGTTGGTGGCCACCACAGTGCCGTCGGTTATCCACGGTGTCTGCAGGTAGGGTCTGTCGATACGCCTCTTTGCCATCTTGCAGATGTTCTCGAACAGCTTGAACTTGCCTTGTTGTACCTTGTTGATGTTGATTGCTTGCATTTCGTTTCTCCTTAGCGTACCCTTACGCCTGAACCCGCGAAGGTTGATTTTAATTGTTTACGCAATAGGATGCTTGCATCGCTGTTGCCCGATACGGTCACTTGTGGAACCATCTCCACAGTCACCTCAACGCTCTCGTTGCCCACCTTGACAACACTGCACCAACCATCGGCGGTCGGCGCGTGTTCGTCGGGGTGGAACACCTCTTCAATGGTGTTGACAGTTTTTTTCATTTGTCCTTCTCCTTATTTGTAGTAGACGTTTATCGTCGTGTCGAAGTCCTTGTTGTCTGCGTAGAGCTCCAGCGTCACGGTGCCCTCGTCCGCGGAGTAGTGCACCCGCATGTAGTCCCTCGGCCTGATGGTGAACGTGCACCACGGGTGTGCGACGTCCTGCCTCAGCAGCAACCCGCCATCCCATTCAACGTAGTCGATGTAGCCCATGAACGTCATGGTGTGCTCGGCGCCCTTCACGTGCATGATTACCTCGTACCGTGCAACGGTGCCACGGTTGTTGGCCTTGTCGAGGAGCCTTGCTATCTCCTCCATGGTAGGTCGCTCTGTCATTTGTCACTCTCCTTGTAATAGTAGTCGATTTCCAGCCGTCCACCGCCGTTGGACAGCACGGTGATGTTCACCCCGTCGCTCATCTCGTCGTACCGCATCTCGCAGATGTTGCGGTAGTCGAGGCGGAACAGCGTATCGGGGCTGCCTAGGTAGCAACCGTCCTCATCCGCATGGTGGTGGAAGTCGCCCCGTATGGTAGCAAAGCCTATTGCACACCCGTCGTCGAACAGCGTGAACATCATACGCTTCAGTCGCCCGTTGTTGAACGCCTTGCGCAGTGCAAGCGCCATTTGATCTTTGTCGTCAATCATTTCTTAACTCTCCTCTTGCGTATTCGCAGATTCGCCACTAGGCGGTCGTTGTCCCGATACTCCTTGAGGCGATGTGACGCCTCACGCAGGGTATCCTCGGTCGTAAGCACTTCTGGGCCATGGCCATAGCCATAGTCGCCCAGTATATCGTACTCGTCGCGTGTCTTGCGCTCGTAGCTAGTCATTTCTGCTATCCTCCATTATTTGTAGTTGCCGTTCGTTGAACGCCATCACTTCTTCCTTGTCGAGCCGGATGGTTACAAGGTAGCGGTAGCCGGTGTAGAACCAACAGCCGTTTATCGTCACCCCGCACTCTTTCGCCACAATTTCCTTGTTACGCTCGGAGAGTGTATCCAAGCCCTCCAGATAGTGCTCCTGCTCCTCGCAGTAAGAGGATAGGAACACGACGCCCGCAGGATAGTGTACGGGTTCGTACCCTACGTCGAGGATGCACTCCTTGACGGGCTCGCACCAGAAGTACAAGTCGCTCAGGTAGTCGTTCAGGTAGATGTACCCCATCTCTTGTAACTCATCGTGAGTAGGCTCTTGCATACCTACAAAGTAGGCGTCATCGATGTTCTCGCTCGGCAGGTGGTCATAGTCGTCCACCACACCGTTACTCTCGCAGTAGTCACGATGGGCCTTGACCATATCGTTGACCTGCTCAATCCATGGTACGTGTTTCATAGCGTACCTCCTTCAATAGTAGTAGTTGCACAAGCAACCCAATAAGCGCACCACACTGGGTGATACGCTGTTGCGTTACTTGCACTGTAACAATCGGTGCAGGGTGGCGCACTCCTGTTCGCATCGCCATAGCTCATTGACAAGCCAAGTCGAGAAGTAGCCAAGTGTTACCTTGGAATCGTCGACACCAAGACTTTCACTACACAATCGCAGGTAGTACTCTCTCCTTGTCAACTCGCCACTGTCATACAACTCCTTTGCAGTCATTATTGTCTCTCCTTTAGTGTCTCCAACTCACACTCCAGCGCCCATAGCTTGTTCTCCAGCCATTCTGAGTAGTAGGAGGGTGCTATCGGCATGTTCGTGTCGTCTATGCGATGCGCTATGCAATAGTGCATATGCAAGCGCTCGGACAGTGTAATCTGTCCCATCGCATACAGTTCATCGGCGCGCTCTTTTGTGTTGGGTAGTGTTGTTACTCTCATATTGTTACCTCTCTGATAAGTAGTAGTTGCACAAGCAACCCACAAGCTACCGTACGACGTGGTACGATAGCCTAGCGTTGCTAGTCACATTACAAGCATCCGTTCAATACTTATTACTTCACAATCCGGATACTCATCACGCACCATCTGCAATACCTGCCTCTTCGTGTAGTATAGGTAGCGGTGGTAGAAGAAGTAGTGCTCTTCTTTGTGGTACAGACCCACCTTGTATGCCATAGTATCACCCCCTCAGATTATTAGCGGACACAGTTATATAGTGTCCATTGACAACAATCATCGCACCCCACGGTACGATGTTCACTTTCCTCCACCTACCACGGTACAGGATGTAGGTTGTACCGTTCACTTCTTTCTTTGGATACTCGCCGAGTAGCTGTCCATTTGCTGTCATCACGTCACCCCCTCAATCGAAGTACAGATACAAGGTATGACCGTTTATAGTATCCTTGTACCGTATAGTGTACCTATTGCCACCGTTCTCGTGGATATACTCGATACTCTCCAGCGTTATGGCAACATTAGTGTAGAAGTCGCCAAACTGTACGACACCCTTGTTCTCATAGACCGAGTAGCCGGCACGCCCCATGCTCGAATATACCGTGACCCCATTGTCAGCAGATACATACGACGCTCGAGTTGATTTGCGCAACTCTTCCAATAGTCTCTCTTTTGTCATTGTTAGTACCTCCATGTACTTATTAGACTACACGATTATTAGCACGTGCGATTATTAGCACGTGCGATTATTAGTACACGCATTTATATATACGTGTACAACCTAGCAACATACTGTAATTCTCATACAGTCCAGATCTTATGTATGCTGCCTACCATGCTATCGTACGCTATCATGTAACATACGATAACATGGTACACAACATAACCTATGGCAATTGAGGAGCGCACCATATTGATGCGCTCCTCATAGTGTGCAGCCGATACCTTACTTCCCGTCTTTTGTTCTTGTGTATGGCATCAAATCCAACTCTCTGAACGCTTGTTCAGTTTCCGAGACAAGTTTTGTCGCCATTGCATTTGATGCGTTCAACAGGAACTCATTCTTTGTGTCTACCGTCGTAGCAGAGACCCCATTCACTGTGACCGACAATGAAACAGTATCAACGACGACTTCCATCTTCACACTCACACTGGGCAGGTCAAAGAATTTGCTCCCGTCAAAAAGCTGTGCTTCCTTGCTGGATGCGACAAGCAAAAGCTTCATCTCATTGTGCTCAAATTCACACTTTGCTTTTTTGTCCATACGTTCTGCAAGTTTTGCCAAGCGCGACAATGCCTCAACTTTGCGACTCATTGGAAGACCCGAAAGACTCTTTTTTGTGGTACTCATGCTGTACCTCCTCTTAAATTGTGATTGCATATGCAATCCAAGTGTTGGACTGTTTCCAGTCCAACATTGCATTACACATTCCATCAATTGCTTGCAATGACGTCAAAGTGCGTGAGAACTGACTTTGATACACAATGCTGTAGTTGCTTATGTACCAAACTGACTACATCTTTTGAGAATGGGGACGTTGAAGATATCGTCACACTGTAGCCAGCGATGACAATCGTTGCACAGCATGAACCGACAAAGACTTCAATCGTCAGACCCGCCTCATGACTGTAAATATCAAAGAGCTCAAAGTTCGACTCAACTTCTTTGACAAATTTGGCAGTGCGTTCATCTTGCACCTCTTTGTTGTTTACCTTAATTGAATTGAGAATTTGTTTCATATCGTACCACCTTATAATTATTGTAATTGCCTATGCAATCCTATCGGCTCACAATCCACGTTGTGAGCCGTAGCATTGCATGAGAGTGTCACTACTCTCATGCAGTTGTTTGCATATCGTCGGTCGTCTGAACTGCTACCTATCACACTTTGTATGACGGTCGGATTGCTCTTGTTGCTTGGCCCGCTTCCCATTTCTGAACCTTGCAACCTTGCTGACGACTTATGTAATCCGCTACCATCCCAGCTGTGATATCCAAGAGAGGAGCCATCCAAAAAACCCTCTCGACTATCTACAGTGTAAACTTTGATATTGAGCATGGGATGTGTGATCTGTGAGCGCCAAGAGAATTTGTGTGTGCGTTGTGTGTATCGCCCATAGCTATGTTTCTAATGCATAAACAGTGTAAATCGCGCCAAAAGCAAAAGTCATATACACATACCACTTTCCAAGTCGGATGCCGTGGTGAGCCTCTACGTGCGTCTGGGGACAAGCTTTTTGCGTGTTTCCTACCGTGTTATTATAGCAACATGGACACTGTATATTTATACATTTCATATACACTTCTTACATATTACATAACTTCTTACATATGGGATGCTAGACGTATGAATACATGATCATATGTTAATATGATCATATGCAAATAAAATCATATGAATATATGATCATATGTTCATGTATACACCACTTCAACCCTCGTCGTGTGAATGTCCACTTTCGGCAATTCCACTTTCACCCCTCATCTCTCATCCCCCACCTTTCGCCCACTCATTCTCCATCATATCCACACACAACCCACACAATTTTTATTTTTATTTTTTGTTTTGTCCCCCTTGTCCTTTGCCGTCCACCCTTTACATCCCCCTTGTCATGGGCTATATTGGGTGTGAGGGGTTGTACATGGCTGATGACAAACTACCGCCCGCACTCTACACGAAGGGCCAATCGGTGAAGGACGCGTACAAGCGTTGTCTCGTCTACGAGGACGCGTTGTCGTACGTCGGTGTCACCGACGAGGAGCGCACGCGGCTGGAGGACAACAGGTACTACTGGGCCGACATAAAGAAGATCGAGTTCGATGCGAGGGCCGACCTGATAGAGACGTTGTCGTCGCTCATCAAGGGTGGCAAGAGCGGGGCCGAGAAGCTGCAGGCCGTGAAGATGCTCGGCGAGGTGATATACCCCGAGCGGTTCGGCAAGGGCAGGCCGCAGGCGGACAACGTGCAGGTGAACTTCTACATCCCCGACAATGGGCGGCACGGCGAGGTGTAACAGGTCTGGTTGTATGGCCAAGTGCCGCCGCTTTCGATGGTTGTCAATAAGGAACAACCGACAAAAGGAGTTGCTCAATTGCCGATGAAGCTCAAGGACAAGAAGAATCTTGTGAAGGAAATCCGCCCGCATGCCGGCCCGCAGACTGACTTTTTGGCGTCAAGCGCCGATATTGTCATATATGGTGGGTCGGCGGGCGGTGGGTGACGGGATGGTAACTTGTTTCCCTATATAGAGTTACGAGTTGCCTTCCGTCACAAGGTAAATCCTTCGCACTTCTTTTAGACCCGCTCAGGGATATACAAGTCTCAGGTTTCACTGCGCTCATCCTGCGCAAGGAGTCCACGCAGGTGTCGTCCGGCGGCGGGCTGTGGGACACCGCGAACGAGTTGTACGCGCCGTTCAACACGCAGAGCCGCGAGAACCCGCGTTTCCAGCACGTGTTCCCCAGCGGGGCCAAGGTGGAGTTCGGGCACCTGCAGAAGGAGACGAGCACCAAGAGCTGGGACGGCGCGCAGCTCGCGATGATCGGCTTCGACGAGCTCCAGCACTTCAGCGAGCGCCAGTTCTGGTACATGCTGAGCCGCAACCGCTCCACTTGTGGTGTACCTTCAAGGATGAGGGCCACGTGCAACCCCGACCCCGACTCCTTCCTGCGCAAGCTGCTGGCGTGGTGGATAGACGAGGACGGCTACCCCATCCCCGAGCGCAGCGGTGTCATCCGCTACTTCATCCGTCAGGACAACAAGCTGGAGTGGTTCGACTCCTACGAGGAGGCGTACGGCGCACACAAGGAGCAGATTGACAGCCAAGAGCTCTTTGTCAAGAGCTTCACGTTCATCCGCGCAACGCTGGATGACAACCCGACGCTCCTCGAGATAGACCCCGCGTACAAGGCGAATCTCTCGGCGATGTTCGAGTATGAGAGGAAGCGGTTGCTCCTCGGCAACTGGGACGCGCGGCCCATGGCGGGCGAGCTCTTCAAGACGCACTACTGGCGCTACGCTGAGGTTTCCGACCTGCCGCGCTTCCAGCGCATCGTCCGCTACTGGGACAGGGCCGCCACGGTGCCCAGCGACCTGTACCCAGACCCCGACTGGACGGCGGGTGCCCTGCTCGGCGTCGGCGAGGACAACAGGGTGTACATCCTCGACGTGGTGCGGGTGCGCGAGGAGCCCTTCGACGTGCTGCGCCTCATCAAGGACTGCGCCGCAAGCGACGCGGGCCGATGGGGGGACGTGCAGATTTGGCTGGAGCAAGACCCCGCGGCGGCGGGCAAGCAGGAAGTGCAGAACATCATCGCGGAGATGAAGGGCTGGACGGTGTACGCCAACCCGAAGCGGAGCAAGAAGCTGTCGTACTGGACACCGCTGGCCATACAGTGCAAGGCGGGCAACGTGTCGCTCCTCAAGGGCGCGTGGAACGGGATGTTCATCGACGAGCTGGCGGGTGTGACCGACGGGACGCAGAACGGGCACGACGACATGGCGGACGCCGCGGGCGGGGCGTTCATGATGCTGGCGAACCTGTTGTACAACGAGGAGAACGCGCTCGCGGGCAAATTGCGCTTGTAGTGCACGATAAAGTGTTGTACACTATAGAAGAGGAGACATGATGAGCCGGAAGCGCGACAGGTTGTTGAGGGCCATGGAGGTGCGCGACACACTCCACCTCATGCAGAAGATGGACGAGAAACAGGCGTACATCGATGAGCTCAGGCACTTCATCGGGGAATACGGCGTCGATGCACTCCCCCTTGACAAGCGGGAGGAGCTCGGGCGACAATTCAGCGAAGAGGAGCTCGCGGACATCGAGGGTGTGTTGTCATACGCCAACTGGCGCCTCGACCCCACCATCATCAAGAAGTTGACGAAGACTGGGGCGCTGAGCGCCAAGGCGCGGTACAAGCGGGGGGAGCGGATTTGAACTGGTTTGCAAAGCTGTTCAACATGATGGGTGGGAGGAAGCGCACCGTCATCGAGGGTGGGCACATCACCCCGATCGTCAACGTGCCCGTGCAGGGCGCACGGGTGAACGTCCATCACCAGATGGCGCGCGACCTGTACCGCAACGTGGACAACAGCTACGCGTTGTCGGCCCACCTGCTCAGGCCCATCATCGACGGCACCCTCTCGTTCATCGGCAAGCCCATCCTCAAGTCCACCGATGCGGCGCTGTCCGCCAAGCTCGACTCGTTGCAGGTGGATGCTCGGCAGATAATGCGGGTCGCCATCCGCGAGGGCACGGCCTTCGTCTGGGTGCAGTGGGCGGACGGCAAGCCCAAGTTCGTCGTCCCGCGCCCCGAGACGGTCACGATCGTGCAAGACCCCCTGTCCAAGGACGTGACGGGGTTCATCATCGATGACACGTTCTCCCACACGGACATCGACGGCAATGAGTACCAGACCACCGTCAAGGTGCGCATCACGGACAGGGAGGTCGTCAAGGAGACGGGCTCCACCGACCCGAATGTCAGGACGGGCACCGTCAGGGGCCGCAACGTCCTCGGCTTCATCCCCATCGTGGTCTTTGCCAACGACAACGAGCCGTGGGAGATTCGGGGACACAGCGACATCACACCCATCGAGCCGACGCTCAAGGTGTACCACGACTTGTTCTACGAGGCGGTGCATGCACAGAAGCGCAACAGCCCGAAGCTCAAGATAATCACCAACAGCGTGCGCAAGTTCATCGAGAACAACTTCGGCGTGGGGATGTACGACCAAGTACAGGCGGGCCGTGAGCTCAACCTCGACGACCGCGAGGTGTTCGTCCTCGAGAAGCCCCCCGTCGGGGAGGGCGACGACATGGACTTTGTGACCGCCGCCAAGACGACGGGCGACGCATCCTCGCTGCTCGAGATGGCCTTCATGAACACGGTCGAGGGGTCGCAGACGCCCGAGGTGGTGTTCGGCGCCAACATGGGTGCCTCCCTGTCATCCGTCGAGGAGCAGAGGCCCGCGTTCATCAAGCGGGTCGAGGCGCGGCAGGAGCAGTTCGGCGAGGCGTTCAGGCGCCTGTTCGACATGGCGCTCGATGTCATGGCGCACGCCGAGTACGGGGTCGCGTCGCACGACTACACCCTGACATGGCCGAAGCCCGACTTCTCCACCGACAAGGAGAAGGCCGATACGATGAACGTCACCGTCACCGCGCTCATCAAGGCGCGCAACAACTCGCTGATGGGCGACAGGGAGATACACAGGACGCTCACGGGCAAGACGTTCGTCGACGTGGAGAGAGACTATGATACGCATATGGAAGAGGTGGCCGAGACGCAGGAGCGTCGGCTCAAGGAGATGGAGGACTACAACGCGGCGCAGAACGACCTGATGACGCAACGGTACACCAACCTCCAGTACGAGCCCAAGAAGAAGGAGGAAGATGATGAGTAATGATTTGAATTTCGGGAAGTTCAAGGCGGCATATTCTGGGTTGTACAGCGAGGTGACGGTGGACAGCATCGCGGTGGGCAACGGCGACCGTGTCGGGGTGCTCTTCGGCGAGCAGGAACCCATCGAGTTCGTCAACCAAGTGTTGCTCGGCGAGAACCACCCCGCCAAGGAGTATTGGAACGACGTGATCCTCACCGTCAAGTGGGCCAAGAGCTTCGCCGACGCGGTGAACGCCAACCCCGCCCCCGTGTACCTTCAGGGCCATGAGGACTTCGCCAACGGCGCCATGCGCCAGATACCCGCGGGCTACATCGTGGGCGCGAAGGTGGACGAGGAGGGCGACGGGCGTCTGT